GAGCCGTTGCGGATGCCGGAGCCGCCGCTGATGCCGTAGCCGTAGCTGATGCCATAGCCGTCGCTGATGCCGTAGCCGTCGCTGATGCCGTAGCCGTCGCTGATGCCGGAGCCGTTGCGGATGCCGGAGCCGCCGCTGATGCCGTAGCCGTTGCGGATGCCGGAGCCGCCGCTGATGCCGTAGCCGTTGACCTGATATTCTTTGCAAGCCTTAATCATATCGTCGAACGACAGCACTTTCTTGATTTTCAGCGTTCTGCAAACGCTTTTGTCGTCGGTGTCGCGCTTGATGTTTTCGTCGTAAGCTTCAACCAACGCAAATTTGTTCCACTGGATCAAATCGCGGTATCGCATGCAGTCAACAGGGTTCTCGCAATAGTGCAGTCCCCAGCCACAGTGTTCAAGGTTGCCCGTAACGGTATGTACGCTGCCCTCGACCTCGCTGTTTTCGTCGGCATAGCTGTAGTCGTTGTAGCCTGTCCAATCCCAGTTGAATATCTTATAACCAACCGCTATCGGTTTTTTCCCGTCAAGCATCGACGGGTCTATGCGTTTTGTTTCATTCATCGTTATTCCCCTTTTACTTTCTTATTGCCTCGCGCATTTCCGATATCGGAATATCTAAAGCCGCTGTCAGCGCGATTGCATTGCCGATCGTCCAGTTAGCAGACGGCTTTTCAAGTATCGTGCTAAGCTGTGAACGCGTTATGTGCATTTTTTCCGCAAGCCGCGTGAGCGACATATCAAGCGCCGCTTTTCGGCCTAAAACGAGTTCCTTCAGCGGATCGCGCGGCACACGGTCAAAGCGTGTTTTTGGCATTGTGCACCTCCGCTCTGATATACCGTTCGCGCCTTTTAGCGCACTCGTCCTCGGCTGTGTTGGCAAACCACACAAGCGCTGATATTACGCCGCCGATGATGAAAACAACGCCCATGACGGCCATGAAGAATAAAGCGATCATCATTTTACTTACCTCATTCATCAAAGCCGGGCAAAAGCTGCACAGTATCAAGAAGCAATTCAAGATCGCTGCGGCTAAGGCCGGATTTGCGAATAATATTATTTACTCGCTCGATAGTTTCGGGATCATCCGTCACATATTCCTGTTTCGTGATGGGCGTATCGCGGTAGTAGTATTCCGTGCCTGTAGGTACGCTGTACACAAGATGTGAGTAAGCATACTCGATAGCCCTTGACGCCACTTCTGACAGCGAACGTCTTGTTTCTTCCGACATCTCGCAGACATGGGCGTAGGCTACCATGCTGATGCGGATGCGGGGGTACTGCTTCTGCCCACCAACGCGAGTGCCGGTGTTACGGGGCATTACGAATTTGTCCATTTCTCTTGTCATTGTCTTTTCCTTTCCTTTCTTGCACAGCACCGACCCATATGGTAAAATCACACGGGAGGTGATACGCTGTGACTGTTGATAAAATGGTTGAATACTTAGGCGAGCCGTATTGCGCATCCGTAATTGATGGCGAACGTGTTGTGTATCGCAAACTTAACGAAGATTTTGACTTTGAAGTATCGGGAGTACGTCAGGGTAAAATGCTGTATTCGTTATATGTTTGGCGGCTTAGACCGCATCGTGAAATCGTAGGGGTCTATCACAACATTCATGGCGCAGAAGTCTTGAAAGACTTTCTCGGCTATTGCGCGATCAGGTACGAAAATCGTCTAAGCAGTATTCAGGCCGAACGCGAAGAGCTGTAACTATCAGCGCCAGTTCGTATCGGCTCAGCCCTGCGCGGTTTATAATGGTTTCAAGCTCATTTAACCGCGCAGGGTCTTTTTCTATGAGCTCAAATCTGCGAAAGTCCATGTGTTTTTCCCCCTTTACTCTATTGGCTCAAGTTCCAGTACCTTGTCAGAGTACATGCTCCAGCCGCCTAAATTCTTTTTGTTGAATTGTGCCTTGTAAAGCCATTCGTTCAGCTCGATTTTTTTTGATGTAATTGCTGCATCCTCGATATCGTCTTTCGGAATGTGCGTCTCTATATACGTTTTTTGCTGTTCAAATGTGTTTATTTTCTGTGGATAAATCAAGGTAATCGCCGGTATTGTAATGATCAGTGCAACAATTGCTAGTATTGCTGCTATATGGCTCATCAAATAAAGCCAATCCGAACAATAGGGATCAGTTTTAATAATGAGATATATGCTTAGGCCTAAAAGCAGTGGCAATAAGATTAACCAATACATTGTCCTTTCCCCTTTCCGCGCATAAACGCAATAAAAGCCTCACGCGGTATTTTTACGCGGTTGCCTACGATGATTACGTCAAAGCCCAGCAGCTCCGGGCGCTGCCTTGCCGCAACGCGGATAAGCTGAGGGTCAGAGTGCAGTACACTTGCCACCTGTGCCGGTGTCAGCGTTGTCGCGTCCATGCGTTCAACTTCCGATAGCGTCATGCGTTTTTTCTCCTTTCTGATTAATCTTTATCCTGATCGTTCTTCTCGGCCTGTGCCTCTGCCATATCCGCTACGCCGTTGGCATAGCCGTTGAAATACTGCTGCTTATCGGCAGGCAGCTTGCTGAAGATGTCGGCCATCGTCTTAATGGTCTGCTTTTCTTTTTCACTCATCGTCTCATCCTCCTTTCTGTGTGTTGTGGTTGTTTTACTAACCTTGTGAGATTATAGTAACACCTTAGTTAGAGTTTGTCAATAATGTTTTTGCACTTTTACAAGGTTTTTTATTGACAGTGTTAGATTGAAGTGTTATTATGTATGCAAGGAGGTGAAACCATGAACGAACGTGTTAAATGGTTGCGTGCCAATCTTGGACTTACACAGACCGATTTCGGCAACAGAATAAATATTTCGCAAAATTACGTTTGGATGATTGAAAAAGGTGAACGTGTTCCCGGAGATCGGACAATAAAAGATATTTGCCGTGAATTTAATGTAGATGAAGTTTGGTTACGCTCAGGCATCGGCGAGCCGTTCAAGGCCGTAAGCCGCGCTGATGAAATATCCGCGTTTATCGGTAAGGTGTTAGGCAACGACGGAACACCGATACAACAGGCGTTCATAACGGTGCTTGCACGGACTACGCCGGATGAATGGGCGCTGTTTGAAAGCAAGCTGCTTGAACTCGCTGCCGAAGTCGAAAACATAAAAAAAGAGACCGACCAATAAAGGCCGGTCTTTTTGCTACCGTGTTTACTTCATATTAAGCAGTAGGATGTACGCGCACCGCAATTCGTAATTGCTTGCTTCGTTGATGAGCCGTTTTAGTTCCTTAATCAGTATTTCCCGTTCTTCTTTTGCCGTCATCTTTGTTCTCCCTTCCATTTTTGCTCATTCTCTTATTTTGATATTATTTATCGTTTATTATCTTGTAAAGATATTAGCACAATTGCGTATATTCGTCCATTCTTGTTATGCACAAACATAAAACATCCTTTTTGTGCAATTTGCGTGATGGATTATATAGGCAATGTTCACAATCTGCGGTTGCTGATGTTAAGCAATCAGCCGAAATTATTGAAAATCGTGGAATTGTTGGGGTGTAAGTGGTATAATTGTTAATATCCACAAAATACACGGATTGATGATTAAAGGGAGGAAAACATGAAGAAATGTAAGTATTGTATGTCGGAAATCGACGATAAGGCGAAAATTTGCCCACATTGCGGCAAGAAGCAGAAGAGAAGCATTATAAAGACTATTCTCGGTTGTGCCTTTCTGTTTTTCGTGGTGTTAGTAATAATCGCAATAGTCACCGGCGACGGAAATAAAGACGAGGCCGGTATCATGACTATGGATAAGTTTAATGCCATTCAGAACGGTATGACCTATGAGGAAGTCGTTGAGATCGTCGGTGGCGAGGGTGAGCTTTCAAACACTGCCGGTGACGGCGAGTATAAAATTGAGCTCTATTCTTGGGATGGTAACGGCAGCGTTGGCTCAAACGCTAATGTTACCTTCACAAACGGTAAAGTCTCCGGCAAGGCTCAGCTGGGATTAGAAGCGTCAGCCAGCAACAAAGAGAGCACCTATGAAACTAAGCGTGACCTTTTTGAAGATGAAAATCTTAAAGTTACATTTTTAAAGGTATACGAAGATGATAATGCAGAGGGTATGCTTTATCTGCAATTGAACGTAGAGAACAATTATAAGCAGCGGATCACTGTTATGCTTGAAAACCCTGTCGTAAACGGTTATAACACAACTACTCTCGGTGCAATGCCTATGGAAATTGACTCGGGGGCTCAGAACAAAACGCCGTTTATCTATAATGAGGAAAACGTCAGCATTGATAAGCTGGGCGATCTCAAAAACATTAAATTTAATATTTCTATCTATGACTCCGAGACTATGAGCAATCTGTTCACTTCCGAGCAAATAGTCATTGACTTTGAGAATTGATTTTCAGATTGCCCTGCCCGCCGCTGCAACCCGGTAGGCAGGGCTTGTAACAGATATCCCTTGTAAACCTTTTATCTGCTACGGTTATAGCGTAACATCTGTCTTGATAAATGTCCATGCAGAAATAACCGAAACCTTAAAAAAATAACCGAAATCGATTTCGGGAATTACCCGAAATTTTCGTGAATTTCAAGAATTCATCGTGTAATTCAAGAATTTCTCGTGTATTTCAAGAAATTTTAATAGGGGAGATGCTTAATGTGTCAAAAATGGAGGACATGCAATCTTACTTTGACGAGTACCCAGAGGCGCTGCGAAAAGCGAGAGCTTCAAGCAGCCTTACGCTGGCAGAGCTGGCAAGGATAAGCGGCGTTCCTTACAGCAGCATTTGTTCCGTCAACTCCGGCACTACGAAGCAGCCGCTGCTTTATTACTCTGCGGCAACCTGTAAAGCCCTCGGCTTATCCTTGGACGAGCTGTTCGGTATAACAAGCACAGAGGGCAGCGTTACCCAGCTAAAGCGGATAAACGCATTGGAGGTTAAAGCGGTGCGTCTGGAAAACGACGTTGAGCACCACAAGCACATGAACGCTGTTTACAGGCCGCTGATCTTCTGCCTTGTCGGTGTATGCACAATTCTGCTGTGCGTGGGCGTGGGATATATCGTAGTTGATATACAGCTAAAGAACATCGGCTTGTTCAAATCCGGCGGCTTAACGGTGCTGGCCGTGTTCCTGGCCATCGTGGTGCTTGCTGCCGTCGCCCTGATCGCTTTTGCGTTAAAAACCGTAATCCATGATGCTAAAACAACAAAAAGCCCACAGGAGTGATTCTGTGGGCATTATTCGCTATAAAATTATTTTCGGCGAATATCTAAGGGGGGTTAAAGCGAATAATGAAATGCAGAAAATGCAAAGCAGATATACCGGATGAACTTCATCCCGTGTACTGCTGCTACTGCGGCGAGAAGCTTCAGCGCGAGCGAAAGAAGAAAGACGAGATCAAAATACCCATGCCTAAAAAGCATGGGCAGAAATGGCGTATCGACTTGCGTAAGGAGGGCGTTATTGTCGCGGAAGATACAGAAGCTGAAGCAATCACCAAAGCTCAAGCGATTCGCGCCGGGTTCGTACCAATCAGCAAGAAATATCCCCCGTTAACGTTACGCAAAGCAATAGATGATTATATCGCTGATCGCGACAACGCTTTGTCTCCTGCTACCGTGCGTGGGTATTATACAATTCAAAAAAATGCTTTTCAGACAATAATAGATACTGATATTCATTCAATTTCTAATTGGCAAGCGGTTGTGAACAAAGAAGCTGGCCGCGTTTCGGCTAAAACGCTAAAAAATGAATGGGGGCTTATCAAAACTGTCCTCGAAAAAAATGACGTTAAATATGATGTATCAGTTTTACCGCAAGTTGTATCTGCCGATCTCCCTTGGCTTGATTATGAGCAAATAAAAACGTTTCTTGATGTTATTCGCGGCGAACCATGCGAAATGGCAGCACTTTTCGCATTGCATTCGTTGCGCCGTTCAGAAGTGTTTGCATTAACGCCCAATCATGTCAAAGACGGTGTTATTTTTGTTTCGGGCAGCATAGTATATGATAAGGATTATAAGCCAGTATCAAAAAAAGAGAACAAAAACACATCATCACGCCGTGAAGTGCCTATCATGATACCTCGTTTGGCTGAGTTACTTAATCAATATGACGGCGCATCCGATAAACCATATATGCAATGCGCGTTAAATACACCGGGCTATCAAATTAACCGCATATGCATTGCACACGGTTTACCGCCTGTGGGGATGCATGGTTTACGCCGAAGTTTCGCCTCACTCGCATATCATCTAAAATGGTCTGAGCGTCAGACAATGGCGACCGGCGGTTGGGCTGACTTGGAGACAGTTCACAAGATATACATCAAGCTTTCTAAAGACGATGAAAAGCAAGATATAAAGAACATGAAAGCGTTCTATAGCACGTGATTTACACCATTTTTTACACCACTCCTCAAAAAGTATTGATTTTTCAAAGGATTTAAGCTCATGCTGTCGGGTTCGATTCCCGTCATCCGCTCCAATATATAACAAATCCCGTAGTTATTGAAACTGCGGGATTTTCTTTGTTTATCAATGATTTGCGGGTTTTACGCTGTGCAGATATTTTCCACAAATTTCAGACAACGTCTGCCGTTTGTAGGGCTTTTAAGTGGCCATTTTACACCACTTTTTACACCACCTAAAAAATGGACGGTGTTATTCCACGTCCACAATCCCGAAATAATACGCTGCCATCTTTGCATTGGGGCTTTTCGCGTCCTTATCGAACAGAAACGCCTTTGCCATGCAAGCGTAAAATTCGGGTGTGCCTACGTTGTATTTGTTGGCGACGGTGCAGTAATCCGAATACATCATGTTCATTGCTACGTTCCAGCAATAATCGGATATATGATCGAATTTTACGCCGATGGACTGTGCAACTGCTGTTGTCTGCGCGATCGTCCAGTGTCCGCCGGTCGTGCCGTCGTCGTTCAGCATTTTAGCGTTCCATGCCTCCGCGTCGTCACGAGTAAATTTACCTGTGCGGCATAGACACTGTTCCATACTGTCTATCGCTTCCCAGCAGTCAACCATACCATGTATCGCTTGATATGATCGTTCGGTTGATGGCAACGCCATGTATTCGGCTATGGATTTTTCAAGCTTTTCTTTATAGGCTTTGATTTTATCTTTCATAATCAAACACCCTCGATTCTTTATATTTTTTGAAGGTTTCTAAAAATTCGTTTGCGCTTTCTACTGTAGAACAACTACAGCAGTAGTGAAGTTTGAACAAGAACAAAATGAAGTCCACCCCTAAGTTGTCTTCATTCATGCCAGCTTCACCATGCTTGCGCAAACGTGGTTGATTGTACCTGCTATGCCGCTTATGGCCGCGCTGATAGTGGGAGCACTATTGCAGCATACAGGGATATAAATTGTGGTTTCGATGTGCAGTGTGTAAATGTTGTTTGCTACGGTCGTTACCTGTGCATCAGCGCAAGGCAGGGCGACGGTATCTTTAAAGGCTTTAAGCTCGGCTGTACCGGCTGCGTCAGCCGTGAACACAACATCATAGCTGATGCGATAAAGGCCGCTGGACGCGACTACAAAGCCGCCTGTGACGGTGTTAATGGAACAGCCGGTATCGGTGTTCAGGATGCCCAGCACGTTAACGGGCGTACCGGCAGCAACAAAGGTCTGCGCGGTGTTGTTGAATGCGTTCTGTGCACTTTTATAGTGTGCGTTTTTCAGTTTAGAATTGCAAACCATAATTATAATTCCTTTCATAGTTTGATTTAATATTAAAGCCCGGACAGCGTTTACTATCCGGGCTAACGCTGTTAAAGCGGATAATCATTTAGGGTTATGCGCAGCAACCGCCGCCGCAAAACGGGGACATACCGGCGTTGTAGGTATAGCCGTTAGGATAGCGAACCACGCCATACATACGGTTATCCATTTCAAGGCTGGCAATACGCGCCGACTGTTCGGCAATACGCTGTTCAAGCTGCGACTTTTCCAGCGCTGCAAATTTTGCTTCAAGATTTGCGTTAACGCCGTCGATGGCGCGCTGTGTCTTGCAGCAGCAATCGGCAAGCTGTGCCTGGATGCTGTTGCCGGTCTGCATAATGGTCATGTTCGTGCCATTCTGAGCAAGCGCCATCTCTTTACCGAGCTGGCCTATGTTGCCCTGCACATCGTAGCCAAGATTGCAAATGCCGTTCCCGATATTGGTAAGGCGATCATTAAGCTGGCCAAACTGCTGGCCGTAAAGGATCTCCTGCTGTGATGCAGCGGTTGCATACTGGCCATAATCACCGGCGCGGTTAAAGCCGCCGAACATCATAAAGAACAGGAACAGTACAACCACAAGCAGCAAACCGCCACTGCCAAAGCCGAAACCGTCGTTATCTTTATTGCCTACAACGGATGCAAGATCGGATAAACTGTAATTATCCATCGTTTTTCTCCTTTCGTAGATTTTTTATAATAAACCGTGTCGACCCGGCCTATTTCAGAAACTGCATGAAGAATTTTGCTTGTTCTTTTAATTCTTCAAATTGTTCTTTCGTCATTCGCCCTGATGTTAGAAGCTTTTCGATTTCCGCGCCTGCTTTTTCGGGTGTCATGCCCTGCGCGAATTTGCGAAATTCAGCTATCATTGCAATAGGGTTATTCGGCATTCGCTTTCCCACGCTTTGCCCTAACATCTGCATCATCGGATTTGCCATTTAACATGTCCTCCAGTCGCTTTATTCTGATTTCAAGATCATTTACGTTTACTTCGGGCGCTGGCTGATAAGGCGCGATGGAATACGGCGTTATCGTCGGATAGCCTGCGCCGTCAGTCGTTTTCAGCCACACTATAGGATCGTTTTCATCCAGCAGAAGCACCGAGCTGTCAGCGGCCATCCTGAACGCGTCAGCGCCGTTTCTGCCGTTCACTTTGATAACTTGGCATCTTTGCGGCATCTGCGCTCCTGTGCCCATCTGTGGCGTGTAGGGCGGTGCATATCCATAGCCGTTTCCGTAACCGTACATTCCGTTCATGGGTTAACCCCCTTTATTTTTTCTGCCTAAATCATCGCATAAAAAAAGCCCCGTAACGTGTCAGTTACAGGGCGATAATGTGTCATAAAAAAAGAGGGTAACGCATAATGCGCTACCCTTTAGCTATGTCCGCTATTTTGTTTTTGATGCTGCGTATACGCCGGTTGATCGTTTCAACACTGCAATGCCGCCGGTCGGCTATTTCGATGATGGATAATCCGTCGGCGCGTAGATTAAGTATCGTCTTTTCTTCAAGCGTAAAGCCGCATTCAGCTATCAGCCGTTCGCGCAATGCCGTTGGAAATTGCAGCTTGCATTTTCGCTTCGGCTGCGCTATTTCTTTCAAGGCTTCCATTGTCACCGCCTATCAAAGCTTCATAGATGATATCGGCAAGGTTTGCCGATGCTTCGTCAATGCCGTTTATCCGGCAAAATTCTTTGATGGTTGCAGTCATCAAACAGCCTCCGTTTTATGGTTTACAAGGGATTACTTATCACACTTCGGCTTATCGTACTCCATAGCCTGCCTGCTGTCGCTTACTCCGGCGGTCGTCGGGTCTGTGACAACGCCGAGGATGGTAAGCACCGCGAACAGCGCGTTTACAACGGCCAGCAGCTTGTCGCCCAGCGCGTCAAGCTTCAAGTCGATGCCGAACACCGCCGCCACCACCTGAATAAGCAGCAGCAGCGCCGGGATAAGCGCAATCCAAAAGGTTTTGTTTTTAAGTCTTACAGTCCAGTTGATTTTCATAAATGTGCCTCCTGTTAATGATGATGATTTTTCATGTCTTCTTCAAGATCGCTTATGCGATGGTTGATTACCTTAATCTGTTCCTCTACCACAGGCATACGCTTTGCAAACTTGTTGTGCTCCCTGACCTCGCGTGTCAGCTCGATCACCTTTGTTTCCATTACCGCCTGTGATTTGCTGTTGCTGATAAGTACGCCGATAAGCGTTAAAACGCCGGTTATGATAGCTACGACTACACTTTCAACCATTATTTTTTAATTATCCTCTCGCAAAAAATTATCGTCCTTAGCATGTCCTCGGTTAGGTCAACCACGCCGTCGCCCTTGCCCTGAATAACGCCGTCGGCCATAAGCTTCTTCACCGTGTCGCGGTAAAAGCCCTCCGGCACATCCTCTATCGTTTTCCATCTCACCATGTCCTCGTCCTCCGTTTTCTGTGTGTATTTCGGTCTGCCGAAGCCGTAGACCGTGCCGCTGTTCATACTGTGCCGGACGCGCTGGACGCTGTTCTGATAGTTGCCCTCAATGGTAACGAACGTGTTGCCGTTTACGCTTTCGACAATTCCCGTGTGGCAGGGAAGCCCGTCGCGGCTGTCGCGCTGAAAATACTGGTCGCCAACTTCGGGCTTGGTGTAAAGCCTTGCCTGTGCCGCGTAGTACTTCGCCCAGCTGACGCAGCTTGCGCCATATTGCCCGGTAAGGCACAGCGTTTCCTTTGCCGCGTTCCCGGCTATGCGCCAGAAGCACCACGCTACAAAGCTTGTGCACCACTCATAGCCGTTTTTCGGCGTGTTCCAGAATTTTGCCTTGTCCAGCTCCGCCTGAAACATCGTGAAGTTGCCGCGCCCGGCGTTATCTGTGAAACTGTATAGGTCTTTATTCGATGCCTTTTCCTTGTAGCCTATGTATTTTACGGCCAGCTCAAGCACCTGTTTCGGGGTAATGTTCATGGTTGAAAAATCACCGTCCTTTATCATCTCGGTGGGCATTTTTTATTTTACCCATCTCGCGCCCTACGAGATGATCTTCAATTTGTGGCGGTTGTAAATCTTCAAGGATAGCTATTCTTTTTTGGGGCTTGTGCTGTCTATCTAAACTGAGCCGCCGCAGTTTTCTTTTTGCAAGCCGCCTATTTATAAGTCCCCGAACGGCAGGGGGCAGTATTGCAAACGGCATTAATGCCGGTCACAAGCTACGCATCCTCCCACGCGCTTGGCAGCGCGGCGGCATCGTGAACGCAGTTATCCTGTTTGCAACGATAGACCTTGCCGTCTGCGTCCTTGTAGCATTCGCCGGTCATGTACATGCCGCTTGTGCCGAGAGGGGCTACCCATGCTTTAGCCTTTGCAGGGTCTTTCGTGTGGCACAGCCCCCATAGAGCGCGAAGCGTTGACGGCCTGCCCTGATAATTCGCGGCGTTGTACGGCGTTATCAGCGTCCACACCTGCCCCTCGTCCGCAACCGGCGTACCGGCAGGACATGCGCTGTAGTCCTTCGTCGCATCGAAGTCCGGCACTTTGCTTTCCTCCGCGATTATCGCCGTGCCGTCCATCGTGCTTGCGCGTCCGCGCAGATTGAGCGCATCGTCCGCGCCTTTTTCTCTCATCTTGTTGATTGCTTCATCTTTCGTCATATGCTGTTCACACCTTCCTTGTAGGCTGCGTCGAGTGCCTCCGAAGTTATTGCGTCTGCAATTTCGGCCTTCAAATCCTGCACTGTACTTGCGCGGTCGTTAACTTCAAGCACTCTGCCGGTCTGTATCCAATCAGCGAGATTATTTTCAATTTCCTGTTGCAGCCCGTCGCGCTGCTTAACGTGAAATACATATTCGTCGTATTCATACAGCGGTGCAGCGTTTTCATCATCCGTCGGGGTAATGTCCTTGACGTTTTCGCGCACTCTAACCTCGACATAACCCGGCATAGGCCAGTAGTTTTCAACCGTTACCGCTGCCGGAAATCCATTTCCTTGTACCCTCATTGTGCCACCTCCTTATTGCGGTACATAGAGTAGGCGTGAGCCATATAGATACGCACCTGCCTGGGAGCTACCGTATTGGTCTGCGGTGCCTATACTTAGCGCAAATAAACCGGCTTTGTCTCCATCTGTAGCGGCGCCTCCATACGCTATGCTGGTAGTATCTGAGCCCTGTACCGGATCTCCATCCGCATAATCGCAGGTATAAGTACTTGAGCTACCTGTTTGCGTGACAGCCTCTGCTAGCATAGCATATGGGTAGCTCTCGTCTAGCCCCAGACTTACAATATATTTATTAAAGGTCGGGTACATTTCAAGAATAGCTGCAGTAGTTCCAGATGCATTTAGAGAGTAGCGTATTCCTGAAGAAGCTTCTACTCGTGTCAAGTTACTTAGAAACTCGAACACTTGACCCCACAAGCCCTCGATGCCACGCCAAACCACATCAACTGCATTGGATGTTCCTGAAGGTCTGCCTGTAAGGCCCGGTATACCATCACATGATCCAGTCTGTATAGGTGAGTTAGTACCAAATTTCTGGCCTGTGTATCCCGCGCCTATAGCACTTTGGACGTCGTAGGTAGCATACTCAACCAGTATTAGCATCTGAATAGCAGATAGAGCCTCAATAGACATTATAGACCAGCCCGCGCCCTTATTTCCAGCGTTGGTGATATGCCAGCGCCTAGTTTTTGCTGTAGTAACAGAAGCACCAGATGCAGATGTTACTGTAGAGCCTCCTGATGTAATGTATGCTCCTACGTATATAAACTCATTAGTAGTAAATGCTGGATGGAGATCGAACCCAGACTCACTCTTATCAGAAATTTGTATATACTCTATGTCATTCAAAATGTAGCGGCGATACCAAAATTTGGGGATCTTAACCATTACATCCCCGGTGGATAAAGTCGTCCGTGTAATTTCACTCCATGGATAGATAGTATCAAAGTCACTATGTCCGGATTGAGTTCCAAGAGCCGCGCTAGCGGTAAATCCCTCTGCATCGTCTGTTCTAGCCCATTCTGGTGCGGAGACTGATCTACTTCGGCTAATACCGTAAATACGAAAGGTGAACACTTCTACTGAGTAGAGAGCTCCATCCGACACTACTTCTACAGATTTAGTTGCAGATGCACTACCCTTAGTTACTGCTACGACCCATGTACCTCTAACAGGTACTTTAAAGACAGCTGTACCTGACGTGTCTGACGCAGTTAGTGTTCTACCACCATTTGAACAAGTACAGATTGCCCCAGCATTATAAGTTACCTGAATAATCGCAGCAAACGATGAGCCGCCGCCTGCGTGATTGATAAGAGGCATTACAAGTCCCTCCTTATGATGAGCGTTACGGGTATATCGACAGTAGGCTTGTCGCCGAGGGCTATGAGCTGGATGCTGCCTGCCGCCTGTGTGCCGCCGACTATCATAGCGCCCGACAGCGCCTCCAGCTGCGCCTGTGTTATCCCGTTGTTTTCTCGCGGCAGAAGCTCGACCGCCGATGTCGCCGTAATGTTCGCGTTGCTGACGGTGTATTTCTTCGCCGTTGTCCAGCTCGACGCGTACAGCGTGGTGTTCACTTTCGTCGACCGGCCTGCGGAATACACCTCCCACGTATACCCCGTAGCCGCCGCCGCTGTGCAGTGATAAACAAGCTTTGCCGCCGTGTCGATGTACTCCTGGCCGACAACACCGACGGTCGAGGTTGTGGGTGGGGTGGTGCCGATGATGGGCTGAGCGTTGCCGAGAAGATTAAGCGCTTCATTAATTGTCGGATCGTCGCTCGTAAGCCCTAAAGCCGCTTTGGTCTCGTCCGTCAGCAAATTGGATTTTGACAGCGGCGTTCCGACAGTCTCGCATCCGTCAGGGTTCAGTGCGATATCCAGCGTTGCATTTCCGGCAAGCAGCTGTGTTCGCCATTCCGAAAAGCTCTCAGGCAGCGATGAGGGCGCTTTTAGCTTTCTCGACGTGCCGTCGCCTTTGATTACGGTGTTTTTCAAATGCTCTCCTCCTATTCTCCGCAATAATACAGATTAACGTATTCAAATGCGGCAACTGTTTTGTCTATCTCGTCATACAATGACTGTTCCAGTTCGACGAGCGCCGCGTTTATGAGATAGAGCAGATACTCAATGTCATTCGCGGTCGAAAAAGTGAGATTGCGCATGCTCGTCGGCACTGTAGGCGCGTCGATCGGCAATGTAAGCTGCCCTCGCAGCTCGGCAAGGTTAGCAAGGTATGTTTCCATTGCCGCCTGCATCGGTATGTCCGTGACCGTCCAATCGGTCTTGGGGCTGACCGTGATGCTTTCGGGGTCATACGGCAGAACAACAGTAACATCATTGCCGCCGCCTCTCGCCGCGCTGTATGCCGCCACTCTCTGCGGCAGCGTCTTCATTTGCTGCGCGATATACGAAACGGCCTGTCCGACGCGGTTTAAGTCGGTGTAGTTATACGCGCCTTTCATACCGGCCATATACTCTGTTTTCTCCGCGTCTGTCATGGCGCTCAAGCCTCCGGCGAGTATCTTTCCCTTTAGCTCGTAAACGCGGTCTACATCGGCTTGTGTGCGGTCATATATAAGGTCGTCGATCACACTCATATCAAAGCTTTCACCTTTACCTTTCCGCTCAGAGAGCCGTTAAATGTTATCTCATCAACCAGCACGAGCGCGTCCATCTCGTCGGTGTACATGGTCTGCAAGCCTATAATGTCACCGACTTCGAGCTCGGGATTGCCGCGATACGTCGCATCGTAAGTGTTGCGCATTGTAAGATACTTTTTGACGTGCTCGGCAAGCGCAGCGCACATATCGTCGTTGGTTATGAGAGGATTTGTCTCCTTATCGGTTTCTCCGTCCAAATTCACGGGGTAAGAAACGACCACCGAGTTTTCAGACAAAGTTTTACCTGTTATGGTCACGGTTTTGGTGCCGGAGGATAACACCAAATCGGCAGCTCTCGCATATATATCGGAAGATACAAGCGTACCGCCGGTAACCGTGATTTGTACATCCGCTGCAAGACCTGAGAACTCAATATGTAGGTTGGTCTCGGCGGTCGTTCCTCCAAATAGCACACTACTGTCGCCGTTGGCCGTGTAAGCGTATTTTGCGACGGTAACGGTCTTGAGCTGATCGATTTTTGACAGCGTTTGACTGTCTTCGGATATCGTAGTGAAGTCCAACGTATAATCCGTTTCGCGGTAATAGACCTTACTCACTCGTGCCCGGCGATAAGGCAAGCCGCCGAGAACAGTAACCTCAAACTTTGTACAGTCAAATGCAAGCGAGCTCGTGATGACCGTCTCAGCAGACGTTATACCGCTTACGACTTTGGTATCAAGCAACGTATCGCCGCTGTAATACTTGACCTGCACCGACGAGGGATATTCATCTATCGGCGTATCAAAGCACAGCGTGAGCACCGGCAGATCATGCGATACGTCGAACTCCTTAGTAAACACCGGCGCTGTGTCGTAATCTCCGCTGCCGTCCGACATGCTCTGGCTTACATAGCCGCGCCCCGATGCGTCCTCACTTTCGATAAGCACCTGTTCTTCCCCGCCGTCAAGCGCCCAACGATTGAGCTCAAGCGTGATATAGGTGTTATCCATCTTGTTGCCTTTATCAACGCTGTTCCACTCGCTGAACCACATATGGCCGTTATCCGACCATGTACCGTTGTATATGCCGATAATCGTAACGCCGAACGGCTTAATGTGTATGATATTATCGTCATCGGTGAACAGGCGGCAGCGGCAAGCGTGGGCTATAAGCTGCAAGCAATTCATGTGCGTGTCGATAGGAAGCGCGGCAGTGGTTTTCATCTGCTTCAGTGCGGGGTCTATCACCCAGGGATGTGTTCCGAGCTCGGTAAGCGTCAGGTCTGCATCCAGCAGTACTTCCTCTGCCATGTCGTAAAAGGTCTTTTCGCCTAACTTGCTCTTATAAAAGCTGCCCGTTAAGCTGCCGATAAGCCCTGTGCCAGTAAACGTAGCCTGATTTTTCGAGGCTTTGGGCTTGCTGTTCAAAACGTACTTGTCGCCCTTAGTCCACTCGACATTTCCGTCTGGCAGCTCGTAGCCGAAGCTTATAGTTACCGGCGAGTTTTTGTCGACATAGGCGTACATGCCCGTAGGATTGTCAGGATCATATTTATGCTCGTAATCCAGTATCGCAAACTGCATGGTCTCTTTCGGCAGTCTGCGGCTCAAGGGGTCTACATCGTGCGACTGCTTCGTTGATACGATATCACTGTTGGTAAACGTTTTTTCAACGCCGTACATGATACGCTCCAAACGTGGGCGGCGATAAGGAAGCATATTACCAAACACGAGTTCGATCTTGTCACACGAGGCTACGCGAGCCTCAAAAGCTGCCTCGGTGTCAGTTACACTTATTGTTTTATTTTCGACCACTTCATTATTAAGATAAAACTTTGCGGTAATCTCAAGCGGCCACTCTTTAGTACGCGTATCAAAAATAAACGTAAGCCCGGCGAACGTGTGAGGGGCGGTAAACTCCCTCGTCAGCACTGCGCTTGTAGTAAACTCACCGTTTGCATTACTTATAAGCGTAGATGTAAAGCCGTCTTGCCGCGTATTGCCCGTGTTCGATATCAGAATGATTTGAGAGCCGTCAAGCCCCCACCTGTTCAACTCCAATGTCGCATAGGTTTCTTCATAGTCATATTCGTAATCTATCGTGTCAAATTCCGAATATTCCTGTGCACCGTTGCTCTCCCACTCGCCGTCTGTTGCTGCCGCTACGTCGACGTTTGAAAACGCGACTTTCACATACGAACGGTTTCTGAGCATAGACCTCATGCTCAACTTATAAGCATCGCTTACCTGCTTCACGGTCTACACCTCCTTAGAACGGCTCGCCGCAATCGATAAGATTGACTTTACAATTGATATAATCCAGCGGCAAGCCGGTTTTCGGGTCAAGATGAAGCGGCTCGGCTGTACGGTCACCGGGGTACATTTTTCGCGTTGTCCAGCGGTTATTTACCATATCGGGATAGCTCACAGTCACATAAAATCGGCTAAACTCCTTCAATATAGCCGACCATTGAGCAGCGGTAAGATAACCCCATTCAAGGTTGTTTATCTTCTGCTGCTCGCGGCCTACCACCTGACCGACAACGACTGCATTTGCGTTTCGAGCTGAGTCAACAATAGTGGCGACCATTAAATTCAGCCCCCGTCGAGGCGTGGGATATGCCTTGCCGTTGATTTTTATAAAGCTATTCATATCCTCACGCCTCCTTAATAAGCGTTTGCAAACGCACCAACATTGACTCTGCGGCCTCTGCTCTGGTTGTATCGATCATAAGAATGGCCTATCGCGTCATCACCGATATAAACGTCCATATTCTTAGACTCAACCACGTTGATAAGCGAATATATTGCAGCGATAACGCCGTCATTTGCATTAGTAACACCGGCTGATATGCCCTCTACAATCTGGTCGTTGTTGGCTACCGCCGTTCTGCGTCCCATTGTGCCGACCATCTCAGCACCGGACTCACGAGCAATAAACAACTGCCCTTCGTTCGGAAAACCGCCCTCTGCAAATCCAAGCGCACTGCCAATTGAAGATGCAGCATTTGAAAGGCCGTTTGATATGGCACTACCAATACTGGACAAAGCGCTTCCTATCGCACTAACAGCACTCTGTGCCGCGGCTACAGCGCTGGTGAACGCCCTTTTTACTGCACTCACACCGTCAGAAACAATGCTTTTCATTTTGTTCACAAAGCCGATAATGGAGTCTACAACATTTGAAATATGAGTTTTTAATCCATCCCAAATACTGCAAATCATTTCTTTCATGGAATTGAATATTGAAGTCGCATTAGACTTAATTCCATTCCAAGCATCAGAAAGAAAAGACTTAACATTATTCCATACAGCACTTGTGTTAGTTTTTGTGTTATTCCATGCATTTGTGATAGCAGTATTAACACTGTCAAAAACCGAGCTCGCAGTAGATTTAATCGTATCCCACACTCTGGAAAGCGAAGACTTAATAATATCCCATTTTGATGTGGTATCAGTACTTACATTATTCCATGCACCGCTAATAGTAGTTTTTAAATTTTCCCACGTAGTGCTTGCTCGCGTTTTGATGTTATCCCACGTGTTTGAAAGCGAAGTCTTAATATTGTTCCATTTAGTGGAGGTATCAGTACTGACGTTGCCCCACGCCGTTGAAATAGTGGTTTTAATACCATTCCAAGTATTACTTGCTGTAGTTTTTATGCTATCCCAAGTATTGGAAAGCGAGGTTTTAATATCATCCCACTTTTCTTTTGTGTCGGTTTTGATATTTTCCCACTTTTTCTTAAATGTATCTTCTACAGATTTAAGAGTTTTTTCTACCTTTTTGGTTAAGAAATCCCAGTCTAACGCAACATAAGTAGCCAACGACGCAGCCCCTGCCATAATAAGACCTATTCCGAGCCCTGCGCCAACGCCCGTAAGCAGCAATATAACGCCAAGCGCCAATGGAACCGCTCCGACTATGCGTGTGATTTTGGTAATTGTTTTCCTGACCTCGTCAGGTATCTCGTTCCATTTAGGTGCAACCAAGCTTGCCATCATTAATGCACCGGTAGCCAAGAGCGCAAGGCCGATAGGTATGTTAATACCCGAGAACGCCAAGAGCGCACCGAATGCTATAAACGCAATTGATACTGCTGCTGTTATATCTGCAATAACGCCTTTTATATTGTCCGATAGTTTATCCCAATTCGGTACAACAGCTGTAGCCATATTCAATGCACCAGCTGCCAAAAGCGCAAGACCTATAGGCAGGTTAATGCCCGAAAAAGCCAAAATTGCGCCAACAACTATAAACTTTAACGATACAGCAGCGGTTATAATTGCTATTACATCCTTCACTTTTTGAGGCAACTTGTCCCAATTCATGAGCGCGTTTGTTACAATGCCTATTGCACCAAGTGCCATGAGTGCTATGCCTAAAGGCACATTTACGCCCGATAAGGCTAACAATGCGCCAACCGCTATAAATTTACCAAATATAATGCCTTTAATTGTGGTCAGGGCATCTCTAATATGATCCGTGCTTTTTTTCCAATTGATAATTGCCGCAGCTACGAGTGCAGCAGCACCAAGTGCCATAAGAGCAATACCTAAAGGAATGTTTGCCCCTGAAAATGTCAAGATTGCTCCCAGCGCAAGATATGCGCCGCCAACCACACCGAAAATAAAAGCTAACGTATTTGCAATTCCGTCGGTCATGCTATTCCAATTCAGTTTAACCGCAATAGCTAAACCAGCAGCGCCAAGCGCCATGAGCCCCAAGCCAAGAGGTATATTTGCACCACTAAGTGTTAGAAGCGCACCAACTACAAGTGAAGCTCCTGATATAATAATGAATAACTGCGCAAGGGCTTCCTCAATGATGCTTTTTAGTTTATCGATTTTCATTTCAATCGCATCACTGAGAAAATCATACTCAGGCAATTCAAATTCAAAGCCACCGCCACCGCCGCCTGCACCGCTGCCGGAAGATGATTTGTCTTCCGGCTTGAATACATTCAGCTCGTCAAAACCGGCAGTGTACTGTTTAAGCTTTTTTGCAGCGTCGCCAGCACCTTCAAGATTGTCCTCAAGAGCGCCAGCGCCGCCTGCTGCATTATCAAGGCCGGAATAATCAATGTCCGTCAACTTAAATCCGAACAAACTTGCTATAGCATTTGCTATTTCTCTTATAACCCTCAAAATAGCAATCGCCACGGGGAGTATCGCGTTGAGCATCGGGATAAAGATATCGCCTATTGCTCTCGCGCACATAGTAAACTGCGCCTGCAATATTCTGAGCTGATTAGCCGGAGCTTCAAGCGAACGTGCCATATCACCCTGTGCAGTCGTTACCTGTGTCATAATGGCGTAATAACGTAGCTCGGCTTTCTCGGCCTGAGTCATTGCCGATACACTTTCATTGATACCCAGTGTATACGCCGTCTGCTGCAAACGTGCCTGAGACAGGTCATAGCCCAACCTACGTAGCGGCTCAAGCTCGCCGGAAATGCCGGACTGCAATTTTAACATTGCATCTTCAACGCTTATATTAAAGAACGAACTTATATCATAGCCTAATTGCGTCAGGTTCTTGCTCATCGTGTATGCTCGATCTGAAACAGAACCAAAGCCCTCTAAGAGCGTGTTAAATATACCCTGATTGCGCATCCACTCGGCAGGGTCAATACCCATGACCTCAGATACAGTCTCGGCGTATTTCTTCGCTTGTTCGGCATATTTGCCCATTGATGCAGTGAAGAGGTTTAAGTCTTCCTGATATTTATTCGACTCTGTAATAGCCGAGCTTATCAAATTCGACACCGTACGCAGCGATAAAGCAACGCCGCCCAATTTGAGAAGTCCTGCCGCTTTGCCGAATTTGCCAACACTTTTCTTGCCCTTTTCACTGGACGAGATAAGTTTTTGAATTTTCGATGGAAATGCCGAGAAACCGTTAGATACCTTTTGCATCTCATCAGCCAGTGGCTTCATAGCCGCAGCCAGCTCCGACATTTGCCGCGTGAATTTATCAAGATCAACTTTTTCAAGCTCTCCGACGACTTCGGGGAGCTTTTTTATTTGATTAATAAATGTAGTCAGTTTCGATTTTCCGAGCTCAGAAAGCGGCCTGAGACCGTCTGCGAGGCCGACAAGCTTATCTTTTGTGCTTTCGTTAACACCGGCTAAAGCATCGTTTATCGCCTTTATCTGGTTGGCAATAGAAGATGATATAGTAACCTTTCCAACGCCCTTAAGCACATTGAGTGCACCTGCCAGAGATGAAATCTTACTTGCTGCATCCGACTGACTAAAGCCCTTTAAAGCATCGTTTAATTTTCTAATGCTGTCAGCGGTCTTACTAAGTCCACCCGTGCCGCCTGATGTAGCGGTTTTTAATGCCTTGAGTGTATCTATCAGAGCTTCCAAGCCTTTGACCGTATCTTTGCTGTCATTGACTATCTCGAACTCCAAGCCCTGAATTTCTACATTATCAGCCATCCGTTACACCACCTTCTTCTTTAAATCTCTTGTTATTTGACATCATAAATGCCTGCATAAACGCTTTTGCCTTTTCGTCCTGCCTCTTTTCAATCACCTGTTTCTTGCGCGTTTCATCGTTCCTGCTAAACAGCTCATAAGGCTGATTTGCATACGGCGTAGGCTTAGTGCCTTTCTTCGCAAACGCTCGCAATATAGGAGCAACGTCGATCAATGCCTCGTAAAAATAAGCGCCCTGCAACCACGCATCTTGATTTTTCAAATCCTGTTTTATCTGCGCTGCACGGCGGTAATACTTAACTAAATCGCAATCTTGCTCCCAATACTGCTCATAGGTCATGCCTATAGACAGGTAATACGGAAAAAGCTCATAAAATTTGTCTGTGTAAGCAAAACGGGGGATGGGGCTTCGTTCGCCTCCACCCCCCACGTTTACGGAAGAATGGCCGCTTACCAGCCAGCCTTCCAGCTCAGGTTTCCCTCATCGTTCTCCTGCTCGGGCTCGTCAAGCAGCGCCATAAGCGGCTCGTTGTACATCTCCACAAGTGCGCCTATAAGCTCGTCCTTGTGGTTCAGCTTTGCATAAATTGCGTCAATCACATCACGCTTAACAAAACGATGATGCGCAAGAAACGCACCCGCAAAAAGCGCGGGAAGAAGCGTCATAGGCTTACGCTCCATGTCAGCAGCCACAAAGCCGTTTTTCTCCATGAGCTCGATTGTCTTTCGAGTAAATTCCAGTGTATATGTAACGCCGGAAACAGGATCGTTAATAGTAAGCTGTTTTGCCATGATAAATCCTCCTTATCAATTTGGCTTGTAATCAGGTGTCAGAAAAAGCAATAGGTGTAGACGGCGCGATGGTAATAGTCATGCCCACAACTTCATTTACGCCGCCGCCGACGGGATAAACAGAAAGCTCGCCGTCAAAGCTAAACTTGCCGTTAGAACCGTCTGGGGTAACAGTGCCGGAAACCTCCGTGCCGCCAAACCATACCGCATAGCTGGCTTTCTTACCTTCAAGAGCCTTGAGCGTCTTGAAAGTGGCCATGTCGTAGTTTGCGGAGAACGACAGGCCATCAAGAGACTGAATGCCTGCAATATAGGTCTGCATGTTGTCACTCAGAGTAGTGGTTTCGAGCATTTCGGGCTCGCCGCCGAGATCGGGGAACTCTTTGATATCAACAAGCTTCGACCAGGTATCACCTGTGTCACCTTTCTTCATCAGAAAGACTTTATATGTACTTATCGCCATAATTTACCTCCTATAAAGATTAGTACCGTCCGTTTCTGCCTTGTATCGGGCAACGAGCCGGTAAATTGTCGCATTTTCCATATTTGGAACGGGCGAAAGTGATATTCGCCTAAAATTCTTTGAATACATCAAACTATCGATGAACGTTATAATCTCGCGGCAAGCCGCTTTTTTACCAACGCTTTTGTTGGAATAAACGTTCACCTCATACATCAGCGTCGAAAATTCAACACTACCGCTGTCCATGTGCGCCTGCGTCGTGTAATTGTCCTGCTCGACAATACTCACATAAGGAAAATCAGGCGGAGCGTTTATATATTCGCCGCTTACGATAATGCCGGAGAATTTGTTTCTAAGCGCTTTGGCTATCGGTGTGTATATCTGATTTTCAATGTCGATCATTTAAACACTTCCTTTGCCAAAGCAGTTAAGCTTGCTTCCAATTCCTTTACCGTTTCATACATCGGCATATTTGCCGGATTGCCTTGCGTAATAACAACGGTGCTGCCGTCAGGCTTTTCTCTGACGATACCGTTAGAGCCAGGTTCGCCGTAATAGCCCCATGATGATTGCTTGCCGTGACCCTCTCCGTATTCGCCACGAGCCATACCCAGCTCACCCGCTTGCGGATGATTGTCGGGATAAGTAACGCCTGTACCGAACTCTATAAACAGCGTTGCCGTGCCCGTAGCGACTATTGCCATAGTGTTTCTGTCTCGTTCTTCGATCTTCACCACAACATCATTCGTGCCGTCATAGGTCGCAGTGCCGAACTTAGCGCTCGCCGCGTTGTAACCCATTTTCGCCAAACGCCTCAGAAACTCGCTTGAGCGCTCTTTGAGCCACACGTTGTATTCGTTCACGCTTTTTATCAGCTCCGCAATACCGGCATTAGACAGCGGTACAACGACCTTTTTCACGACACATTCACCTTTTGAATTGCATACGCAATGGCATTAAGCGATTTTGCAACGCGCTTTACAACGTAGTCATAAAGTGGAGTGCCGTCCTCGCTGTATTCAGGCAGCTTATCAACAAACAAAACCGAGTTTTCGTCAATCGGACAAGTCAGGTCGTCGGTAACGATCACCTTGTCATAACCCGCAAAATTACCGAACTGTTCTATCTGTGCCGTCCCTGTAGCTGATGAAACATTAGCTCTTAACTTAACGGCGGGTTTGTAAATCAACCTTGAGCCACCGGTTTCGTTGCCGTATTCATCCTCAACGATTTCCTTGCGGTCATAAAGCTGATACCAAAACGCCATTTTGTTTCGCTCTAATATTTTCATGCGTCACCTCCGAGGGTAGACGCAAAAGGCACAACATCTCTCAACAGCGCAGAAGGGATATCGGCATTGTCATAAGTGCGCGATATTCCATTTTCACTATGTGCCGTCTCCCCTTCTGCACCGCGTTTGTTGATTAGATAAACTGCGATCTCGACCTGAACATACTCATAGTGCTCAGGCACATTCTGCGTAGCAAACGTAAAGGGATATGCTTTCCTGCAAACCTTATCCCCGGCAATTTTAAGGTAAGTGGACAGAACGCTTTCATCCGTCTCGCCGGTCATAGCTTTAACCATTGCCAGTTTTTCAGTTTCCGTCATACTGTCCACCCCTTTCGTTTAAATGTTTTTATCAGCCGCCGGTAGAGCCAGTGGCTTTGAAATCAGCTGCATTCGCAACAAATACGCTGCGGCTGTAAGTAGGTGCGGTAAACGAGGTCGAAATGCCGGTAAACTTGCCGTGATACCACTCGGGGCCATGATCGAGGCCGATCTGACCAAAGAGCTGGTATTTCTGACCCGCGCCGGTCTTAGCAAGCTCTTCAAGGAAGAAGTTGCCCTTGCCGGGAACGGGCTGGAACACAGGGGCAAGAACGTCGAGGTTCAGCAGCAGCGCAGTGCCGCCGGGCAGGTATTCACCGAGGTACAGGTAAACAACACCTATCGGGGTAACGACGCTCGACAGCGCGATACCGTTGATCTCACGAGACGCAGGGACTACCGACAAGCCGTTCTGTACCGCATCAGCGTTAATCTGGAACATGGTAGTTGCATCGCACCACAGGCACAGGCCGGTAGTGGGCGCATTCTGACCATAGATTTTCTTGACCATATCTGCGATATCCCACAGGCCGAGAGGCTTGGACGCCATTGCCTTGGTGTTGGTAGTGATAGCAGGAACGAGACCACGGGTCTTGTTGATCTTGCTGTCATCGGTGGCCTTGCTATATACGCCATTGATGAAGGTATACTCGATATCAGCATTGATCTTCATCATCTTTGCAGCAACCTGAAAATCGAGCTCGTTCATGGGATTAGCCTGCTGATTGGCAATATTGATGCCGCTCAGAGTGCCCATGTTCGACTGCTTTGCATAAGAGATGCCTACGCTTTCCTGAAAGATCTGAGTAACGTTCGTTTTCTGCTCACGAGTTACTACAGTTGCGTCAGGCGCAGTAAGCGACGCGGTCTCACTGATAGCAGGCTGGGCGCCGCCGCCGGAAGTGAACTCCTGGCCAGTAACAAACTCAACGTGATTGGTTGTCTTTGCTCTGCCGCCTATAATCGAAGACAGCGGAGTGCGGGTATTACCCTTGTTAAAAAGCATTCCGGAGTAGTTAAGTACCCCAAAACTTGTAGCAAAAGTATCTGCCATAATTGGTTTTCTCCTTTATTCATTCTGAATTTGCGCCTCCGCCTGAGCTTTAAGGCGCGTGTAATACGCAGCCGCCGTAAAATCTCCGGCCTTCTGCGCGTTTGAAATCTTTTCGTCGTAATTTACAGACTCGTTACCGCCCTGACCAGGTGCAGGTCTCGGAGTCTTTTTAAGAGCATCTGCTTTAACTCTTTTCGCGTAATCATCAAGAAACTTCTGATTATTAGCAAAAACCTTTTCGCTGTTGCCCTCTGCCATTGCCTTAGCGGTTTCTTCTGCGAGCGTTTCGTCATAGCCCTGAGCAATGAACTTAGCTTTATACTCAGAAACCTTTTTGCCCTCGCGCAGCTCGTCAAGCTCTTTCTGCATCTGCGCAATGCTGTCAGCCTGCTCCTGCTTCTTGCGCTCGTCTTCAGAAAGAAGCTCATTGTGCTTTTTCTTCCATGAAGAAGCTTCAGAAGCAGCTTTGTCATACAGGTCTTTCTTTACCCAGCCCGTATAGTCAGGTTCAGGCGAGTTATAAGCTTCTAATGCGGAAATTTTCTGCTCGGCGGTCATATTCTCGTAACCGTCGATTTTGCTTACATCGATTTTTGCCATGATGATTACCTCCTGCGTTTTTTAGTCTTCTCTGACTGTGTTTTCTGTTTTTGGTAGGGTTATCTCCCTTTCGCGTTTTAACGTCTTCTCTGACAACTAACGCCTCTCAGCGATTGATTACTTTTTGCTGCTGCCTTTCTCATGCCGACCGCCATCGGCGAGCTTTCACGGGCGCTCCGCAGAGCCCGGGGGCAACAGGAAGGAAAAGAGAATAACAAAAAAAGGAGCTACCGACATCTTTTCGATATCGATAGCCCCTAACTGGCTGTCCCTAATGCCCTATGCAATAGGCTGTTCGTATTTAGTTTTGCTTTTGATCTCCCAAACGCAAATTTTATTGTTCTTTACGCCGATCTCAATTCTGCTGCGTTGGCTCAGTGCCTGCTCTATCGCCGTTATCATCTCCGGCGTTAACTGCATTACCGTTCTCGGTTTTATCTCCATTAGCTATTACCTCCGCAGCCTTTCTCTGCTGCTCTTCCATGTACTCCACGCTCATTCTGTATGCAAGCTGCGGATCACTGAACAGACCGCAGTGTGTAAATGCCAGCACAGGCGCGATTTTAGGATTAGCGAGCATCATAGTCAATACGTTCGCTTTTTCGGTAATGTTCTCGTAATTTCGCCTTGTAAAGCGGATTTCGAGGTTTGAAAGCTTCAGACTCAAATCGCTCAGATCGCGGCAAATGTGCAGCAGCAGCTTAAGAAACTCTTTCTCTGCTTTTTTAAACACAAGCTCCGTGTCTTTGGCTCTCGCCTCAGCGGATGACCAGCCGTCACGCATAATAACAGCTGAGCCGGTGTCCGAAGTCGAAGAACCGCCGTTCCTGTTCGGCATGCCGCAAATCGTCAGCACAGTGTTGTACATGCTGTCAACAAGCGTCTGAGTTTGCGTTTGGTTCATCTCGGAAGTAAGATAATCAATCTCTGCTTTGAACTGAGGATCAATGTCCTTGAATTTGATCGCGCCCTCGTTACGCAGCTTTGAAAAATCGTCACTTGAAATATCAACATTGTGGAAAAGCATAAGCGCCTGAACAAACTGCTCAATGCCGTCAATACGGTTGCTTTCGGTCGTATTTATAGCATCCAAAAGCGGCAGCACAATTTCAAAAGCGCCAAGCCTTGCAGCGTTTGCGGGGTATTCAATGATCGGAATACCGAGTATCTGATCTTCGTTGCGCGTGATAGTGGACAGATTCTCTATCTCATAATAATGATCTCGCGTGTAACAAGAATAAACAAGCGTTCCGTCCTCACGAAGTATATACTTTACGCCCAACAGCGCCGGATTGCCAAGCTCACTTGAATAGACCACAAAAGCAAAACGCGGGTCAAGTGTAAATATCTCAAACGGCGCTTCATCTTCCTCTATGTTCGCATTCGCGTCGGGCAAAATCATCCGATACGATGTGCCGCAAATATGAAACCAATCCGCAAGCTCTTTGTCCTTAGCGGCCTTGTCCTCAGATATCACATAGCTGTTAAGCTTCAGCACCTTAGACGCAATACTCTCCTCGTCATCACGGCTGACGTACTGCACAGGCTCGCCCATAAGATAGCCGACCTTAAACGACACAATCTCATTAGCGCGATTTTCCACGATCTTGTTGCAAATCTCCGGTCTTACGTCCTTGACCCTATGAATAATCGGCTGATCTCCGCAATAATAGCGATAAAGATAGTCAATATCCGCGCTATTCTGTAGGTGCACAAATAGTGCTTTTTTAAGAACATCAACTATATTTTTTGCGTTGATCTCAGCGACATCCGTGTATATAACACGCCGCCCAAACAACATACGTCCCGCTATTTGTGACACCTCCTTTGCTAATTCTTACATTATTATATATTTAATTCTGTGTCAAGCAAAACTATCACACTTTGAATTATTTCTATTATTTGTCATTTAGCGCACTAACAAGGCCGCTTAAACACTTCTACTTTAGCGCCGCTTAAGCTCTGAGCGAATTCCGCAAACATAGCCATTCCGTCAGGTACATCGTCGTGCTTGTTTTTACCAGCTACGGTGTACGAGCAAAGCATATCCATCATCCGGCCGTAGTCCGAGTTTCGCTTATATTTGCTTTCGTCCAAAAACAAGCAGTGCTCTTTGACCCACGCTGAATTTACAATGATTTTTGTTTCCTTATTCGCCGTTGTAAATTTCGTTGTAATGTTGGTAATGCCGCCAAGCCTTTTAACCTCGCCTTGAATTTTCTCTGCCACACGTCGGCCGGCCGAGTTGCTTTCAAAACGGCACATATTGACCTTGTCTCGCACAAGAATATCCGCAAGGCGAATATCTACAGTGTCAGGCAAACCGTTATCGCAGATACAATCGCCGATATAATAATCCTGCCCATACACATAACCAACAGGCAAAAACGCATAGTCAGCGCCTTTATCCTTAGTATCACATACGCCGATAACAGCGTCCGGCTCCTGCGTGGGCAGTTCAAAGAAACGCCGCAGCTCATCAGGATGATAAATAAGTCCTTCCCTCTCTATCGGCTGGTTCATGTACAGCGCTTTCCAGCTGACAGAGTCCATAATGTCCCGCTGCTCACGATAAAACTTTGTAGTAAACCCTACGCCGTAATCGTAATCAAAATTGCTCTCGTCGTTCTCGTTCATAGCGGGAAAGCGAATGAATTTCGCACGAGGGTTATTCTCATACTCCCGTTCCAAGCGGCCTATAACATCATGTACGCTCCACCGAGTAGCGATATGAAGCTCTTTGCATTTATCGCCGATCTTACGCTGCCGCAAGTCAGTGGTATACGTCTCCCACAGCTTGTCAAGCCGCTCCTTAGAGAGTGCGACTTCAATACCCGACACCAAGTCATCACAGTAAAGCAAATTTGCAGCGCGGTACAAACCGGCGTTTCCTGTGCCTATAGAGGTAAACTCCAGCGTCTCAAAACGCTGACACTTATCAAGATCGATGCGGCAATCCTTAGCGTTTGTGCTGCTGACCTGAACGGCGGGAAATACGTCATGCCAAAGATATTCGCCCTGCGCGTCGAACAGCCTCAAGCACTCATCATACACGCCGCGTACAAACGAGTTGGAGTGACTGCCGGTAAGGTTCGGATGATTCGGATCGCGCCCGGCTATCCACGTAAGCAGGAAGATTGCAAGCGTGGTCTTGCCGACACCAGGGGGTAAGCTCACGGCCAGCAGGTCGAGCTCATCGTCACCGCAAAGCGCCTGTAAAGCGTCAACCACAGGCTTCAACTGCTTCTTTCGCGGCTGATAAAAGCGCTTATCCGCTTGCCTGTCAAGCTCCATATACGTCAAATAGCTGTCGAAATCGTGCGGTGCTTCAAACAGCAGGCACTTACGCCACTGCTCATAAAACGACGCTTTATCTGCGCTCACACGCAGCTGCGCAGCGCACTTTGCCTTTAGCGCCTTGTTAGCAGCGTGAGCCGCTGCAAAATCCTCAGCTTCCCATGCGCGGCAAAGCGAGAAAAGATCCCCGTAAGCTCCCTTATCATCAGGTTTCTTATCAATCGCAGCATTTATAGAGCTCGCAAGCTTTTTGTAATTCACTCTAAGCACCCCAATTCTTGATACACTTTAAATATCTTCGGGAATTGAATAGCTATCCAATCAACCATTTCTTCGTTCTTAGCCCATGATTGATCTGACGCAGCAGCATTCCACTGTAAGCCGCTTTCGTTCAAAAATGCGTGTATTACCTCGTGACGCAAAGTGCAAGCCTCCGAGTTCTTACGTGCTTCATCCGTTTCATCCTTCCAATCCTTGAGCGTAGCCAAGTCAAGAATGTAAATCTTGCGATCACTGGCACAGCATAACCCGCCGTAATGCATCCTTTCCATATATTCATTTTCGCCCGATCCTACCCGATAAGCAGCGTATTTCGAGCCCAAAATATCGACCTTACGAATTAATTTCATAAGCACCTCCGCCAAATAAAAAAAGAGGCTACCCCTTTCGAGATAGCCCCTTAGCTGTCACCCTCGCCCTTGCAAGAGCCTACTTTATAAAATTTTTGGTATCACATACGCCAGTAACAACGCTACGGCGAATATCATGATAAAACAATCAATTATATAGGCAATAAATTTCATTCCATAACCAACTCACAATCTGACCAGTAACCGGCACTGCCACACTCACCGATAAAGGTGATCGTGTCGCCGACTTTGACGGTCTTTAAGTTCTCCTCCTGCTCCTTCTCAAACTCGGCATAGAAGAAAACCGTTGTCTTGCCGACCTTTTTCTCAAGTGTAAGCATAGCGCCGCCTGTAAGATTGGCTAAGCCACCAGTGGTCATGCCGTTGATTTTGGCAGTCACCTTATAGCGATTTCCTTTATAAAGATCATCGGCTACCAGTTCATTTTCCTTATATGCCTTGTATATTTCCTCAAAAGTAGCAGCGCCAACGGCGGTTTCCTCGCCTTGGGTGGATCGTTCAGAATTTGCTTCGGACTTTTTGCCGTCATCTTCATTATTTGTTTTAGTTTTCTCGGCAGGCTTTTCTAATTTTTCAAGAACTTCGGTCTTCTCATAACCGCAGCGGCTACATTTCGTTACAATTTTGCCGTTGTTTTCATAAGTGGGATCGACTTGGCTGACATTCTGCATATCATGTCCCAAACATTTAATTTCATTAGTTAAGTCTCGGCCGCACAAGTCGCAATGATACTTTTCATATCCGTCAGCCGTACAACTCGGCTCTTTAGTCTCAACAAGCTTATCCTCATGCTTACACCATGTGCTTGGAGAGGTAAGCACGCCGATTGCGATAACCGCCGCTAAAGAAACCCAAAACCACTTAAACCAGCTCATTTTAGGCTTTTTTCTAACATTCCGAATAATCCAAATAATCAGCAAAACAGGTGCGGCTATTAATCCAAGAACAGCTATAAGAGAAAAAATAATAGAAACTGTTTGCATGACAACATCTCCGATTCAATCTATAGTATCTTTCTCGCTTATGCTATGTGTACGACAAACACAACATATGTAGCACCTATCTATTGCCATTGTACCATAATCTTGGACTTTTACAAGTACTTTAGGCAAATTGGCTACGGGTTATTATGTTTCAGTTAAAATCGGCTCATGCGTGTGTTCGCAGCTTTCTTCGCCGTATTTGTAATTACCTAAGTAGGTACTTTTATTTGCGAGAATGGTTTGAATGGCAGAATGCTTAAACATATTGCCTTTTTTACTCCGATAGCCCATCTCATTCAGAATGTCAGCAATACCCTGCAAAGTCTTGCCTTGTGCCTTTAGCTCAAACACCTTGCGGACAATTTCGGCTTCCTCAGGCACAATTACGAGCTGCCCGTTCTCGGCACGATATCCAAGAGGCGGCTTGCCCCCCGCATACCCGCCCTCTCTTGCGGTTGCATATCTGCCCATTTTTGTGCGAAGGGCAATGTTCTCGCTTTCCAGCTGATTGAAAGAAGAAAGAATACCAATCATTGCTCTGCCCCAAGGGGTAGTGGTATCTAATGTCTCGTTCAAGCTGGCAAGGTCAACGCCGTTGCTCAAAAGGCTATCTTCGATAATCGTCAATGTATCTCGCTGCTTCCTTGAAAGACGGTCTAATTTGAAAATGACAATCGCATCAACTTCCCCGCCGCGAATGTCTTTTAGCATCTCCTGTAGCGCAGGCCTATTCATGTTTCGCCCCGTATAACCATTATCTTCATAGGTCTTTATATACCGCCAGCCCTTGCTCTCGATAAACGCTTTTGCCATTCGCTCCTGCTCAGGAAGCGACACTTTACCGTCCTCACCCTGCGCATCGGTAGAAACCCTTGTATAAACGCAAGCTCGTTTCATTTCATACATCATTTTCGTTTCCTCCGCTTATCTCTTTTTCTGTATAATATCACTATTACAGTTATATGTCAACGGTTATTGTAAAATTATTTACGATAACCTTTCTTTTTTTGCTTCGATACAATTTCAAAAACTGCCTTTTTATTTTTCGGCGATTTTTAAAGCAGCACATCGCCACTAACAGGCAAATCGGGTCTTTTTATGATTTGGGTACTAAAATAACTAACCCCGCCGCCTGTCCTGGCCGTATATCCCCCGCCCCCCCTGCAAGCTCCGGCAACGCCTGCAACAATGCATTTTTACAAAAATTCAAGAAAAAATGTAAAAGGGCTATTGACATTACAATTATTTGATGTATAATTGTAAATGTAAACGGAAAGCAGATTAAACCGGCACGAACGAAGGACAACACCAGGCAGCAGGCAGCCGGGCAGCCTGCGCAAGACCTGCACGGGTGGAGCTGTACACCCCGCAAAACAGATAAACGCCGCAGCCCCTGCGAGCCTGGGGAAAAAGAAAAAGCGCCCCGCAGCCTACAAGCCACACGGAGCGCACCGCCAAGGAGAGCGGCACAGTTATTGTACCGCCTCCACCGTAAAAAATCAAGGAGGGAATTACAATGATCATCAACGGAAAGAACTATTTGTTACTCGAAAAGCGCGGATGTAATTTTAATGGAGGCGTCCCGGTCACCACTAAAAGCGACGTTGGCAATTATCGTGTATGCACGATGGACGAGACGATCCCCGGCAAAGACGGCCGGAATTATTTTCTCGAATTCTCCCTTTGGCAGAACCGCAGCCAGCTGCGCTACGCCAACAAGCGCAACGGGGCACCGCTGAAACACCCCGTGCAAGAGATCATCAACCCTATTGGATTGCACATTGACACGCAGTACACCGACGAAGGCGGCCAGTCCTGGCGAAATTCTTGCTTAGAGCAACGCATACACAAGCGGAACCCCAGTTATACCACTGCCGAAATTCTCGCCATCGTAAACGAGATCAGCGCGGAACACTACGACGGCATTAAATGGGTACACTCTTTTAGTGAAGCTATTAAAAGCAACGCGAATTTTACGCCTGCCACATTAATTGCTACATGGGCAAAAAAACATCATCTTGAAACCGAGTCTTGCTTTGGTGAGCTCCGCATAAAGCTCTACGCAGGAATTTATAAATATATGGCTTATAATATCCATAACTTTACCGATCACGACGATGTAACAATAATTCTTGAGGAAAACTAAACAAGGAGGGTATCGAAAAATAACAGCTTTATTAATTATCGTTATACTTCCGATCATGATTTTGTTTGATTGCGTGAAGAAAAATAAATAACGTTCTACACCGTCCCGGACGCGTTCCGGGGCGGTTTTGTTTTGCTCTGCTTTGCTATATAGCCGAACAATAAAAACCGCTTACAACGCTGTTAAAGCGCAGCACAGCGCATTATATATTATCATTTGCTCTGTATTTAGTGCTGTAATCAATTGTGAGCGGCTTTTTCTGCGTAATAGTGTAATTACTCTTGTAAATCTAAATTCGCTTGTAGCGCATTTAAAAGCCATTTAACGCAAAAATTGCGTTTTAAGCATCACAAGCCGCGCAGGCCGCAGCAAATGACCGGCAAATTAAAACGCCGTCGAGCGCCCACAATGGGAGCCCGGCGGCTTTATTTTGCGTTTTATGCAATTTTCAAGCTGAAAAATTTCTCAGCGCCTACGCGCAGAGTATAGTCGATAGTCACTCGATAGTCGCCAGCATTTCAGCAATAGTCGCTGGCTTTTCCCCGATAGTCGAGTGAGAGTTGTTCGGCTTCGCCGCCTAACTGCGTCATAGTCGTTTTATTTTTTCATAGTCGCGGCATAGTCGCTCAAGGGTCTACCTCATAGTCGCTGGCCGATGCTCCGATCACGTCCTCAAGATACTTTTTCTCCAAAGTCTCAGCCGGTATCTGCTCGCCAAGCTGCTGGTTAGGCGTTACAACGACCTCCTGCTTGTCCTGATATCCCATATTATTCTTCATAAGGAAAATTCCTGCTACGGGATTTATCTTGCCGTTTTGCATGTAATTTTCCATTTGAGCGGTCAAAATTTGATACGCTTTTTTGAGTGCGTCCCTACTTTCGGCGGCTACAAAGTCGCTTTGAATGCCGTTTATCCACTTCCACAAAGTTCTTCTGTCAATGCCAAAAGCTAATGCCAACCCAGCAACAGAGGGTTTCATATCGTCATCAGCGCAGGTTTGGAAGTAGAGAGTAACACGTTCGAGGACGTTTTCAGGTTTTTTCATGTCGACCGATGGCCAATTCCACATTTTGAGGTTGTGTTCGAGGTATTTACGGTTATCGCCGGGCTCGGCTTGAACTGTACTGTCAGGACGTTTGTAACCGCCTGCACCTTTAGGGTGGCCGCGTCCGCGCTTGGGCGTTATTTCGGTCGTTGTTGTTTCGGTTGAAGTTTTGGTTTTAGATTTAGATTCTGCCATGTTAATTATCACCTTCTGTTGTAGAATTGTTGGTTGGAGTGTTAAATGATGCTAAGTAAGCGCGAGTGATTGAGGTTGCTTCGCTGTTATTAGCCCCAGCTGCGATTAAAGCGCGATAAAAGTTGAGAGCTACTTCGGCCAAAGCGCCAACAGCTTCTAACAATTCGCGTACTTCTTTTTGCGTGTTTGGGTTTTTGCTCATGACGCTGCTCCTTTCGGTATCATGTGATAGACTTCGTAGTATAGTTGATCGGCGTTTTCGATTGTTCGATTTTTGGCATAATTGCAACCGGCGGCCTCGATTGATTTGTAGAATTCTGCGATCTGCATGTTGCTTTGGGTATATTGCTGTTCACGATTTGAGTTAATTATATAGGCGGCTATTATTTTGCTTTTGCGTTCAGCGCCTATAGCGGCGGTTATCATGCCTTTAGCGTGGAGGTCGTAGAGTTCTCGAGCTTGGTAATATAGCAGCTCGTCAGCCGGTGATCGTTCGCCTTGCAAAGGCAAATTTTGAGCCGCTTGCAGGATGATGTTTCTTGCAGTTATTGACAAATTGACTATTTTGAACACCTCCGATTTTAGATTTTTTAATACAGGACAGGGGACGGGCAGGCTCGCAGTTTCCCTATATAAGTGTTTCATTTTCTTATATGGTGTACACCATACGCTATTTTACGGAATACTCTTTTTATATTACTTTACCTGTCCCCCTGTCCTGTAAAAGAGAAAAAAGATAGATAATTCAAGGGATTGAGCCACGGGACAGGGTACGGGACAGGGGTAGGACAGGTCTATACCCTGCCCCGTTTTTGCTGTGACTTTTGCACAAAACCAACATATTTCGATGTATTTTGATTGTGCGAAACGTCAAAAAGGTAATTCATTGATATTCTTGATAGCTCCCACTTTTTTCTGCCAACATCTTTGCCGACCATATTTCGCGGTATATTTTCTACCAATGTTTGTCCATTCAGGTATTGTAGCGACGATACGATAAATCTCTTGTGTCTCTTTCGGTGTTAAGTCTCTTTGGAAATCACTGTCAGGAAATAGCGCCTCACATTTTAGTTCCTTAATGCATACGGTATCGCCCGGTGACTTCTCATCAAGGTACTTTTCAATAACGCCGATACGCCAATCATCTTCCATTGCTTCATCCTGCGCATGCTTGTATTCGGACAGCAGAGAACGATCTGCGAAAGCTGGCATTTCGCCGCGTTCGAATTTTACACGCGCTTCTGCCCAGCATTGAATGATATAGTCGCGGCATTCCTGCTCATGATCGTGTAGATCATAACCATTGCTATTGACTGTTACGGGGTAAAAACGGCGGTTGCCGGTCTTGTCGCGTAAGAATTGTTCGTTATTGGTCGTACCTATAAAGATGCACCGGCGCGGGAACTCCATTGCGTTAACGTCGTAAGGCGGCCTGTATTTGTCGCGCTGCCGTGTTATGTAGGACTTGACGGCCTCCTGCTCTTTCGTTTTGGTAAGCGCAAGCAGCTCCGCGACCTCGCATATCCACGCGCCTTCTAATTGCTCTATGGCCTTTTGACCGTCCATTTCGGTTACTTCGGAAAAATAACTATCGTTAATGGCAAGCCATTTAACAAGCGTGGATTTGCCTTCGCCCTGCTTTGCACCGATGAGTACGGGAACATCATCAAACTTGCAGCCGGGCAGATAGAGCCGGTTAATGCCGCCGGCAAATATCAGGCGACTGACCTCACAGGTATAGGCGGTGTCCTCGACTTTCGCCCATTTAGAGAGAAAATGTATGCAACGTTCTTCTCCGTCCCATTCAAGAGTGTCAACTATGTCCTTTATCGGGTTATATTCGCGTTCCTTCCACAAAATGCGTAAAGCGTCAGAGTGTTTTTTGTCGCTGTACAGGCCGTAATTGGCTTCACAGAAATTTCGGCTTTGCGCCGCATCCGCGTCCGACCATCGGCATATTTCGCCGTTATGCGTGATCTCAGGCGAATTACGCAGCACATTAAAGCGAATGCTGCTGTATTCCATTCTCCCACGCATGATTTTAAGAAAATTGTCGATAGTTGGAACGGGTACGCCTTTGTCGTTTAAGCGTAATTCAAGGTCGTTTTTATCTTGTGCCTGTGATTTTTTAAAATCGGCTTCAAGCTGCTTGTCCTTTTGGCGGTATGCGCCGAGCTGACGGTTAACGACTACTTTTGCGCCAACTTCTGCCGCTCTTATCTGCATAAGCGCCTGTATGCGTTCGCGTTCTATCACGTCGGGGATATCAAACGAAACCAAAACGGAATTGATAAGCTCGGTAGCGTTCATGTTCGCTATGGCCTCGTCCGTTAATTGGTTGCAGTCAATCAGTTTCGTCATACTATCCCCCTTATGAATACAGCATCAGCCTATAAGCTGCACCGTCGATTTCTTTACAGGCAATGATGTAATGCTCGTCTAAAGGCTCTGTAGGGCTCTCAGGGGCATATTTGCGCTTCCACTTATCAAGTGTGGCATATACCCATAAAAGGCACTCATAGCGCTGCTGGAGCTCTTTTTCGGCTTGCTTGCATTTGTTATATTCCGTTATTGCCGCATTATAGGTTGCTGTGATCTCGCTGTTCTCGCGTAAAGTCATTTTGCGGTCGGCTACTATCGGTAAGCCGAAGTCGTTAATCAGCTTTCGCGTCGATTGTTCAAAATCAAGGTTGAATAATTGCCCCGTGAAGCTGATAACGTCGCCTGACCAGCCGCAGCCGAAGCAATGAGCGTTATGCCGATCTTTGATTTTGAATGACGCTGTTTTTTCATTGTGAAAAGGACATCTTGCAAAACCGGCACGGTTAAAATCCAGCCCGTAAGCCGTTGCGACAACAGTAAAATCAAGCATATCTTTTATTAATGCGCTTTTATGTTTCGCATTCATCAAGCATCATCCTTTCCAGCATTTCACGTCCCTCACGGTAAAGAATATCGTGTATCAGCTTGGCGCTTGTGTGCTGATCGCAGAATATGACCTGGCAGCGATAACGCGCCAGCCACGCAAGCAGCGACGCAACGAACGCCTGCGGCTTCATCTGACTGCGATAGTTGCCGCTATAAGCATCCTCCCAGCATTGATTTTCGATAAGCAGATAGATCTTTGCGTCGGCAGTCTTAGCGCGTTCAAACTCCCGTGCAAAGCGTGCACGGCCATTACAAAAGCACTGAGCCAATTCCGAAAAATCCATCTTGCGCTCTACGGCGGCGTTTAGCGTCAGCCATTCGCCGCCTATAGGAAATTTCGCCGAGTAGTCGCCAAAATCGAGCTTGCACCGTTCGTGTGGGCAGTTCATGCCCTTTAATCGCGCCCTGAGACGCGGCGTGTCCTGTTCGCGTGTGTCGACCAGTATCACCATGTCCGCGAGCGCATCTTCGATTTCACGCGGTGTCATAGGCTTTAGAACGGCAGATCGCTATCGTCGTCATCCATTGTTGTGAACGTCGCAGCCGGATAAGCGGATGCAGTGTCGGCCTTTTTAAGGGGCTTGTCCTTCGGCATTTTGAAATTGCCGTCGCGTACATCCTGCGCGGTGGTGACGGCACAGCACTCGGTTGTCCAGCCGGTGTTGCCGTTGTATTCCCATTCCTTATTACGGAACAGAACGCCGAGCCCCTTGCCCTTGAGTTTGGCTTCATCCCAATCCCAGTGGTAGCCGTTATTGGTTTCCTCAAGGCATGCTATAAGGTTGTTAAAGGATTTTTTCTGACTGTCGAAGTACTGATTGCTTTCGTTCGGGATGTTAATGCGATAGCAACCGCGCCATTTCTTATCATCGTTGATGTTTGCGCGATAGTCTGCCGCGAAAAAGCCCTTGTGTTCACCCTCGGCAATATCGAAGTCGATTTTCAGGACGCTGCCCCAATCGTAATCAATGACGCTTGCGTCCATGATCTTAGCGACATAGCCGCCTGCCGGAAGTGTTTCACGCGTTGTGGTACGTTCTGCTTTAAAGCCGTTGTAAGATTTAATCATTGTTTACTTGTTCCTTTCTTGTTTCAATATTCAAGCGGGCAACTGACACCCACGTATTTATCAGGTTCGGCGCACACTTCGTTATTAAGCATGCACCTGTAAGTATTGCATTTGTAGAAATAGCACTGTCGGCAGTTGATGTGCGCTTTGCCGGTCGTGTCTATCGGGAAAAATACCTTGACGGTTGCCGTACCCTCTACATAACCGGGTACACCGTTTTCAAACTTAGTCATATCACAACCCCCAATAACTTCTTATAGTGTCGTCCACGAATTTTAAATCGTTCTCGATCTCAAGCTCAAACATGCCCTCCGGCGACTTGCTTATATCGCTGCCGTCAGACTGCGTGATAAACATATGCTTACCGTCGCGGACTACACATCGCAGCACGATAGTTGCCATGCCTTCAATGCATACTTTTTCATTCAACAGTTTGCCAATTGTGCGTATTTTGGTCTCGCCGTAGTCGCTTGTGTCTTCGTGAACGACTATGTAGACTATGACGTCTTCGGGCAGCTCATTTTTGACGAACATCAGCAGTCCCCAAAAGCTATCGGCAATGCTGTTATACAGATCGAATGAGCTTGATCCGCTTTTCGGCGCCGAGTGGCCTTGCATAAACGCGTTGGTCATTAGATAACCGCCGTCATCGATAACCGCTGTTTTTACAGGCATCTTTTTCAGACCGTTCATAATTTTAACAGGATTGTCGCTGACCATTGTATACTTAAATTTTTTTCGAAACGGCAAGCGTTTTGCGATAACGTTAACAAGAAAAATCTCGTCCTCACCGAAGTTAAGTAGGCTTCGGCTTTTTCCGCTGCCGGATTTACCGTAGACAATAACGCATTCTCCCATATGGTTTATGCACCTCCCTTGCGTCCTCTGCGTTTATAACCTCTGCGCCGATAAGCTCGGCAAGTTCTTCGGTCGGTAAATCGTTGATTTCTTCTCTAAAGCAATCGGGGCACAAACGCCGACCGTTGGAAATGTACATTATATCGTCGCCGTAAAACCAGCCGTCGCATTCCTGGCATATGCAATCGGGGGCAGGAAAATCAGGCGGCTCTAATGGCCGTTCTATAGAATACATATTTACTTTACCCTCTTTCCATTGAATAATCTTGCTTTTTTCTTTCGGCGTATATAGCCGTTGATCAATACGCCGTTCGGTGCATTATGCTTTTCTAAATACGCCTTTTTCGCCGCTTTATCGGCCTTGTTATCTGCGCAATAGGTTTTGTAGCTATCGCACTTCGCGTGGCAAAACGGCGTTCTATCCGGGCAATTACGGCAGTCACTTTCCATAGCTTACAGGTTCAAAATCGTTACACCAGCCGTTGCGCTTATCGCAGTTACAAGCGCACTGATCGCAGCACCAGTCGTAATAGGTGTTCTCGCTCCGGCGGCATATTTCACGGATTGCGTTTTTATATAGCGCTATCGTATCATCAAGCACCGTTATCTGTTTGCGCCGCGACCAAAGAAGCTCCAAGTACATATCTTCAACTTTAGCGCTATATTCTTCGGGTTCACCGTGCAGCAGTCCTAACAACCACATGCGTATTTTATATAGTAGCCTTTTCATGTTTCCCATCCTTTCAAAATGCTATGCCCGAATGTTCGCCGCGTTCGGGCAGGTCGACCATTTCAGGCCGTTTTATTTCCTGCTCCACAGCCCACGCGATGTTCCACAACGCCGCTACAAGGTGATGCGCTTCCGCATCGCCCTGTATGTACAGGCTAAGATGCCGTATGCCGCTGTCTATCAAGCTGTGCTGGGGTATGCCTTTGTCGACGTTGCGTTCCCCGTAGTGGATCGCGCCGCGCTCACAGTGCTGCGCAAGGGCGTGTATCGCCCCCCAGGGCGCGAGATCATAGCGACCTTTCCCGTCGGCCTTATCCCTTACAGCGCCGGTCGAAAACTCGCGGCGTTCATCTTTTTCGAATTTCACTATCCTCCCACCTTTCGCCTATATCTTCTAAAAAGTGAAGAAATTCATGTGTATCTGCACAATAGTATTGCTTACCGTTAACGGTTACTGTATAGCTGCCGTCGTGATTGCTTTTGGCCTCCCAGCCTACGTTTTTTGCCATTATCGCCTACCATACCTTTCATCAAATGGCGAAAAGTTATCCTCGCCCACTATTTCACGGATGCGCCGATCAAGTACAGCCTTTGCATATACGATCTCGTCGTCGGTTTTGCTGTCCTCTACAACCAAGTCCGCGATCTCGTTTGCATACTTTACGAACGCCTCGCCGAATGCCCTTGCTCTGCCTGGGCCTAAGCCCAGCACTTCATTAGCGGCCATAAACGCGGCATCTTCGGCAAGCTGCATGCGGTTGCGCCCGTAAAGCTGTAGCTGAATGTTAACCTCACGCTGCACGGCCTTTGCAAATGCCGATTGCTTACCCATGCTTAGTCACCACCTTATGGCCTATGTATTCGTCGATACTCAGTCCGAGCGCATCGGCAAGGGTTTCTATTGTATCTATCCAGCCGCCGCGTAGTGATTTGCGTTCAAGCAGGCTTATCGTGGTTTGGGCTATGCCGGATATTTCGGCCAGCCGCACGATGCTTAACCCTGCATCCAATCGCGCCTTGCGCATATATTCCCCGCGTGTCATTTTTGTCCCTTTCTTATAGTTGTTTCCCTCTTTAATACAGCGGCCAGCGGCTTCGCTAAGCCAAAGCTGATACCCCAAAATCCCCATATAATGCTAAGGCGGTAAGGGTAACGATATATGCCGTTCTGCTTTTTTATAACGCCAATAGCAGGCAGTATGGCAAACTGATTAGGCATATAGTCTGTGTAGATAAATTTCATTGTCAATTCCTCCCCTTTCTTATCGTCGTTTTAACGCTTTCAACGCCGTCACGGAGTGTAGCCGTCAGCACATCGAAGGTTGCGTTTATACAGTCCTCGTTGAGCTTTCGCGCCGTCGATATCGTTTGGCATATATCGTCAGCAGCTTCGGTTATGGTGTTCACTGCCTCATCGAGCTTTTCAAGCAGTTCGATGATTGCCGCCGCCGTGTTGTCAATCGGCTCTGCTGGCGGTTCGGGCTGCGGTGCTGCTTCTGCCGCTTTGGGCGTTGCTCTGCGATGCCGTACCGCAAACGCCGCCTGTTCGCCTGTCTTGCCCATCGACATAAGCGCAATTATCTTCTCGTTCGTCGCGTTAGAAATTCGTCTTGCTCCCATTTTTGTCAGTCCTCCTTTTTATTCTTCCCATTCAAGCGCTTGCCCACAGTGAATGCAAAAAGCAAACGGAAAAAGCTCTCGATGCGATTGTTCACAGTTTGGGCACTCGCAGTCATAGATTGTGTAACCGTTATTGTCTATTGTAAAGTTCGTCAGCTTTTTCGGTATCTGCTTGTTAATAGCATTGATTGCTAAGTACATTGCCTTTTTGTCTGCTTTTGTGAATTGATTATTATTTAAGATGCAAACAAGGCGTTCTTGTGCTTCTGCTGCTGTCATGTCGCGTTATCATCCTTTCTCTCGCCGAAACTGCAAAAACTGTTTGGAAATGTCCGATGCTGCGGCATAAGAGCTGTACCACCGCAAACCCAACCGTCTAATTGCGAAAATACACAGCCCTCACATCGCACCACCGGCGCATAGCCCATCTGCACCGCCATGCGCTTGAATTCGCTTCTTGTCGGTTCGTGAATATAAATAGGCTCGACAGCAGGCGCGCACTTAATGCGCTCGATAACTTTGCGAGCGCCTCGCATTTCTGCGCTCGTTATTTTTTCTCTTGCCGTGTATACCACCGATTGTTCGATGTCATGTAACAGCGCTTCACGGTCTATGTTTTCAGCCATCGTCATTCTCCTTTCCACTAAGCCACGCACGCAGCTCGTGCACGCACGAAACGCACAGCTCGTAGTCGTTGTCGTATATTTCCATTTTAAGCAGCCGTATTCCTACGTAGGTCACGGAACTCTTTGGGTTTATCTCCGCGCCGCAGCGGTCACAGATCAGTTTTGTCGCCATCTTTCCTTGCCTCCAATGCCTCTTTCGCTTTTTCTCGGGTCAAAAAAATCGTTTTCCCTATGGAACTTTCCACGTATGAGCAGAACGGGATTGTATCAATGTCCCACCGTCCCTGTATTGCGAGGTATCTCATGTTTACGACTTTGTGCTCTAAGATTTCTCCGGCGAACACTCTGAATAACGTGTCACCCACCTTGCACGGCTTCACCACTACGCGCCCGTCCTTGTCGGCTTTCAGCAGTTCTCTGATGTGCTCGGTCAAGCGGTCGTTGTCGTTGTTTTTTTCAGTTTCCGCAAGTTTCCGTTCCGCAAGTTCTATGCGTTTTTTCAGCCATTCGTTTTCACGCCGAAGGTCTTGGATTGTCAAATCTTTCTCTGTCATAGCCACCTCAATAACCGTACGGGTATGCCGCGACCGCATGTGGCGCAGTCGTTTGCTTTTCGAGTTCGGTAAGCCTACGGGCGATATCATTGAAAGCTCTGCTCATGCGCTTATCAAGCTCGTTTATGCGCTCATCATTCAAGCGTTTTTCATCGCACTCATTTGCCCACTTTTCATACTTTGCCTGTTCCTCGGCGCGAACCTTCGCCATTGCTTCTTCAAACTTTTTACGTGTGATTATCATTTTCTGCTTTCCTTTCTTCCAAAAATCCTAAATCAATCTGGTTAATCTGCACCGCATCCATCCCGGATATTCTGCAATCACTGCAAGGGCAGCTAAAGCAGCTTGAGGAATACGGGCAGGGCTTGTTTACTGTTGGTCGACGCATAATTCTTCACATATTTCAACGATATGCTGACACAGCGCAGCAGGGATAACGCTTCTTTCTCTGCTGCCGTTCAAGCCCTGTGTTCCAGTGCGTGAACCTCTCGGCGCTGCCGCATGACAAGGGTCACCATTTTTGCACATCGGCTTAAACTGGGGGTCAGGATGGTTTGTCCAGATATCCGTAGGCTTCATCCTGCGCTGTTCAGCAGGCTTGTCAAGCTCATATTGGCAATATGTAACCGTGTACCGTGGAAGTCCCTGCATCCATGTCATCTTCCGCATACCGCCCCTTGGATTTTCGATAAACCAATACTTTGGGGATAATGCTGAAATCAGGCGTAAAACATGCTGATCAACCGCATCGCAGAACTTCGCATATTCGCTTACCGGGTCAAGGTTTCCGGTGTCAGGGTTCTTTCTGCGGTGATGACTTATCGCTGCTATGCTGAATGTGCTGCAATCAGGGCTTGCCCATATCACATCAGGTCTGCCGAACTTCTGAAGGATGTCTTCGGCCTTGACTGTCATGATGTCGGCATAAAGGTCAATATTCTCAAAGTCCTTGCTCCATTCAATTGAAAACACTTCATGACCTTTAGCCTCAAATGCCTTGCCGATACTCCGCGTCCCGGCGAATAATTCAAGAATTTTCATCAATACACCGCCCTAAAATGATTTTCGACTGAATCGCCCGTAAACCACAGGTATTCGCTGCCCAGTTCACGCACAACTTCTGCGCCCTGTTTCTCCGCCGCCCAGCGCTGAACAACATCCAGCGCAACGGCATAGAGGTTATCCCACACGGGAAAATCAGCCGAATAGCCGTAAAACTGCCCCGGTTGCGACACAACGCCGATTATGCTGTCAGGAAAACGCGCATCGTCAACGCGATTAAGCACACACCATACGCACTGCTGCTGATTTAACAGGGTGCAGCCCCTTGCTTCGCCGTATAGCATCTGCGCAAGGGCTATCACGTCGGCCTCGGTAAAGTACATCTCGTACTCAGGCTCTGCCACTTCCACTACGCACAGGCCGTTCGCGTCTACTTCGGGCGGCACACCGTCAGCAGCGGCATCGATACCCCATTTGTCAAGGGCAAGTAGTATCATGACTATCAGCGCCAGCAGAACAGCGCACACCTGCGCTATGATGATCGTGTGCTTATTCATCGGCTTCACCTGTTATTGTCTTAAAAATTTCGTCATCGTATTCGGGCATTGCCTTGATGTATTCACGCAGTTTACGCGGCATTTCCGCATAGACTTCCGATGCTTCGCGGCTGGTGATATTGAAAACAGGTGTGTTTGCCCATTCGCCGTCGCCAAATTCGCGTTTTAGCTGCTGCGCGTTTGTAAAGTCGGGTTTCCAGCCGTAAAGCTTGCTCCATACTTCGTTGAAACGTTCGACGGTGACAGGCTTGTTGAATATCATCAGCTTTGCACCTTCAAGGCCGTCGCAGAAGATGCAGCGCGATATACCTTTACATTTGTGACAATGCATTGAAGCATTGATGCCGTAGCCGCCGCTGATGCCGTAGCCGTAGCTGATGCCGTAGCCGT